GCAATATGACAACCTGGATGTAGATTTATACTGTCCGCATGAGCAGGATTTAACCAAACATGAGCATCATGTTCATGGTTAAGCTTGGGGACGAATTCGTCGTCACAATCATAAAGAAAAGTAGTATAATCAACATCATCACGCACTCGGCGAGTGAGTAGTTTCCCAGCATGACCGGTGAGGTAGCCAGTTTCTTCCAAACATTCTCGAACTGCACAAGATTCAATTGTTTCATGGTCTTTTTTCACACCACCAGGGATACACCATCCCAAACCATCTACGCGACGGCAGAATAAGCAATTCCCGTTAGGTGACCTGAATAGAATCCCAGCGGCTACAGTCATGCACTGCCCGGTTCCCTAGGATGAGGCATACTCGGCTGCATCCCATCCTTCGTGCGCGGTTTTACCTTCTCAGGCCGCCTCATTGACCTTCGCTGCTCAAAAGCATCCATCCGGGCTGTTAGTGCATCGGTCCGAGAAACTAACTTCTTAATAGGTTCTGCAAATCCTTCAGTAAATCCCATATGCTGATTATCATCAGTAGTCACGAAAGCATGGCCACCTTTATGACCACTTTTACCAGGATGAGGAGCAATATGGGCATCATTCCAAACATCTAGCGAAACACTATCCGGTTTTGGCGCTCCGGCCATTCTGTGTGCAATTGCAATCGCTTGTTGCTGAGGATATCCCTCATGCCGCAACTTAGAAATCTTTTCACTTATCCATTCTTGCGACTTTGGCACGAATTTTTCTCTGTTTTAGGTAATTTTGAGTGATTTCTTCCCAACTTTCTTCATTTTCTTCTGATTTTTGCAACTTTTTCGCTAAAGCAACCAAATCTCGCTCCGAAACTTTGTATCTTTTCCGCAAATACGTCAAAGATCTCGCAATTTCACTACTAAGTGGCATCACGAAGATGTTCCAGCAAATGAATTACGCTTTTTTCTCCAGAATCAGCTCTTGCCATCTTAACTTTCGGGATTTCTGGTCCTTTTACACCAGCTTCGTTAGGATCGACACCCATTTCAATCTGCTGGTCCCTAGCTTTTTGATCTTTTTTCAATTGTGTCACCAATTTCTTATAATCAAGGCTCAACGGGCTAGAATATAAGAGCTTGTTATTCGTGATTGCGTCACAGATCCACTGAATTAATCGAGCTTTATTCTCAGGATCGAATGAAAACTCCAAAATTTGATAAATTGAGATCGCAGCTTTCATTTTTGTGTCATCAACCTTCACTTGATCAGAATCAGGTTCACGCAAATATGATGGCCATACTGCTTGAAAGCTATTTGCCCAATCATAAAATGCTTCACGATAAGTATAATCTGCATATTTTTCTGGAAATCTCCTCTTCAAAGCATTAAAGAAGGCTGGAGTCCAAGCGCGATGCATGACTATACGGTCGAGATATCGGTAGACCGGATCCATGGTTTCCCGCAAGCGATCCATATAGCGCGCCACCGCCTTCGCATCCTCCGAACCTTCTCCAAACCCCTCGGCGAAGGACTCTTGGGTGAGGAGCTTTACCGGCATATCAACAGCATTTGCGATATTTTCTAAGATATTTCGACGAGCAAGGACGTGCGGACCTTCCAAATTCTGCATATTTAGTGATTCAATATCTTCATCAGGCGTAATATTGATCACATTACCAGTTTCTGCCTCTTTTACGATGGCCCTTTTGAAGGCCATTGCATAGGCCATAATGTTATCAACGAAATTACCGGGTTGTTTCGTCTTTGCGACGAGAACACCGACTTTAGTTTCGACCAAATCATCAGCAATCAGCGACTTTATGTAGGATTTAAGAGGATAGAAAGCGCGCTGATAAGCGCTACGGCCGACAAAGCCGAAAGCGGAAGTAGTATAACCAAGATAGATGGGTTTTTCATTGGTCACCGTCACCGTTCTAGAGGGGTGATAGGCGATTCCACTGATAGCAATCTGTGTATACTTTAAAAAATCCATGGCATTTGGATTCTGGTTAAGGACAAGACTCCCAGCAGTATTAAGAGGATCAAGGATATTGAAACTAATGTTAAGATCAGATAAATCCCAATAGTTGATCGGCTCATTACTTTTTAGACCATCCACGAGCATTGCGATGGAAGCGATGCCATAAATACGAGAAACAGTAAGTAGATTATGAACAAGAAAATCACCGCCAATAATTTTCCATTCTTCCGCGAAAGCATCCGCACACAATTCACCAGGACTGTCAGGAACCTTAATATCACGTTTTTGCGCCATCGCGAGGCTAACGGGACCTTCTACGATACGCGCACCCAATGGATGATACAAATAAATTTCCTTACAAGTCTGGTAGCTAACAACATCTCCGGGAACGATGTCGGGAGCTACCAGCAGTTCCTGCAGAGCGTTGCCAGGAGTCGTATCGATATTAGATGCTGGAACAGTCGTCATGGACCTGTCGTTAAGCTAAACGTCACACCTGCTGGACAACTTGTCACAAAGACACCATTCGTAAATGGAATGTTACCATTAGTGATTGCAGCTTCTGGCCAAGCTGGAGCAGTTAATCCAGGTGATAAAGATACTCCTGGCTTGTACCCAAATAATGACATTGCTGCTACAGAAGCATTATATAGAGTGCGAATAAATCCTGTAGTACCTGTAGGAGCAGCAGCAGCATCTATAAAAGTCAATGGAGTAGTCATATCACTCGCTGAAGTTGGCTGAGTCACAGTAAGACCTGTAATTCTAGCATCCGTAAGCGTGGCGAGTTTCGTGCCTATACTGGCAGTAGTGACAGGGATAACTGTCATATATCAACTCCAACATTGAATGTGCTGCCATCAGCAATATTTTTCACTGTAAGATTAACAAAAGGAATACCAGCATTAGACATAAGAACAGAATTAACAGAAACTGGACTAGTTGGAATATAGATACAAAAAAGAGTTACATCTGCACCGCTAGAATCATCCACCAATTCAAACCCCTGAGTAAAGTATTGAGTAGGAATGCCAGTCAACGTAATACTGTTCAAATGCCCATTATTCGCAATCGTAGTACCTCGCTTAGTATTATCTACAGGAAGAGTGGTGGCTACCATAGTATTCTCACGCCGTCTGCCGCTTAAACCACACTCTAACTTGGCCATCATCAGTTTTAATATTAGTAAAAAAGATCATCTCCCAGCCCTGGGCTCCAAGAGCATTTAAGATATCCAAATAGTCTGTATCCATTCCTCCTACATTAAAATGTTCAATGTGATATTCATACGTATGACCTCCAAATGCCGCTGTTCCTGTATCACACGTAACTATCGCAGACTTACCACCAGAAATCGGGAATCCTGTAGAATCTCCAGGATTCACAGCAATCGTAAACCATCCAGTATTATTCACAGGTACAGAACCGATAACATAACTGCCGACAACATTAGTATTATCTTTCTGCTGAAAATTTATGATATTCCCCGCTGCCATTGCAGCAAATGAGGCTGATTGATCAATATTACCAACAGATAATTGATCAAAATATAATTGCGTTGCATCCACCTGTGCCGACGTATTGAACCGCATACTTCCATTGCCGGGATCTGAGGCAGAGGTCTGCCCCGCAACGACCTTATACTCCATTGTTATGAGTGCCATTAGAATTACTTACGCTGTCGTCAAAGACCAGGTCGAACCAGCAGGACACGATTGAAGAGTAAGATTACCAGAAACTGGAATACTATAACCAGACATCTTATGGGTAGCGTGCGGAGAATGAGCACCATTAGTTCCTGCATGTACGCTATAGAGCACACGAGGAGGTTGACCAGCCACTACATCAGTCAAAGTGAAATAAGCAGTTGTTGGAAGTCCAGTGCTTGGATCAAACTGCGGTACTTCATAAGATGTTGGAGAACCCGTAAAAAGAATTTGTGTGATATTGAGAGGACCAGTATCAAGAACAGTTCCCACCAAAGCAGCAGTGATATTCTTAACTCCATGAACAAGTTGTTCTGGCTGCTCTTCAGTTTCAACTTCGTGACGAGGAGCCCTAGCCATTAGAATCCCTCCCAATTACCCAAAGAGATTGCAACACCGTATGTGAATGCATCTAGCAAATCATCCTGCCTATCTTCAACATCACCCACACGGAATCCGAGGACTTGTCCCAGTAAGTGATTCTTGGTAACTTGTTTATAAGTGAGGATTCTATCATATGCAGTTTCAAGAATCTTAACCATGCCCCGGAATACGTATCCGCTTACGTTGATGGCGCGCTCCGCTTTGCCCAACTGCACGAGCTTTTGCGGCATTTCGTTGACGACTAGCATCCGGCGTCGCGCTTGCTGTAGCAGGATCGACCCACTTGCCTTGTCTTCGATAAAGCATCCTCGGGAGCCTAGTCGGGAACCGCATTTCTTGGCATACTCCTCAAGATTTTGATAAACCACCGGGAGCCAAGTCTCAAGCATAGAGCCTTCGATTTGGAGGTATTCATAATCAATAATTTTGAGCCATTTTTCGTCCCCCAACTTTTCGTACGCCCAATAAATAACTCCAGTGCCATCATTCTCTTTTCCCGTTTTGACAGCAGTATCCATGGTGGCAAATACATAGAGACACCGCTGAGGATATGGTTCTGGCTTCCCTTCTGTTAACATATTGTTGAGACTGAAAAATGCCTCGCCAGACCAATCAACGAATTCTGCTAAGTATTCTTGGGCGTAGACAAGGGGGTGGTTGTCGCGCTCAAGGCGTGCCAGTTCGTCGGCTGGGAGGAAAGGATTGCTATGTGACGGAGCGTGATATTCTTTGAATCCGTACTCTGGCAAATTGCAGATTCTCCAGAAAAGATTATCCTCGTTGATGCCGTTAGTATTTGATGCAATGATTGCTGCTCCTCTATAATCAAGTAAGGTAGGACGGATTGCTTTTTCCCATATTTGGATGGCATTGGGCTTGGTGAACGCGGCTTCGTCGATGATAACGAGATGGTAACGGCGGGACCGTCCGGCTTTTTCGTCTTCAAGGGTCCAGAGTTCAATTCGACCTCCAGTAGTAGTGTGAATAATGCCCAGGTTGCGCGAGGAGTTTCGAACGGCGGGTTCTAGCGTTACCTCGTTTTCGCTGTATGCTTCAGACGCATACCGGTAGTTCGGTACGAACCATCCAACCTGGGCACCCTTCGCGGCAAAATCGCAGGCTACCGTTTTGAGGAAATTAGTCTTTCCCCATCTACGACCACACCGCAAAGCCCGGAAACGAGCAGACATCAAGAAAGCTTCTATCTGCCCAGGATGCAAATGGGGCAGACTAATAACTTTCCTTTCAGGATTAACAGGAAAAGGAAGAACGTGTGCTGTCATAACTTATGGAGGGAAGCCGGAACGTCCGGGCTGGTGATACGCCCGGCTTCCCTTTGGTCGTAGCACCGGGAACAGGGGGGCTGATTCGCCAAAGCTACGATTCTGGATTTCCGCTGCCGTTGGTTTTCTTCTGATTGGTATTCTCTGTACCCGGCATTATGATATTAGTGCCGGGAAGATCTGGGAGGCCACCTTCAATGCGAATTGTCACACCTGCTGTGACATCACTGGCTACTTGCTGGAGACGAGGATGTTCATAGGACGCACAAGCTTTCGCCGCGTCAATCCTTATTGACATCGGCAAAGATGTATCTTCAAATACTGCTCGCAGCCATTCTTTGGACGGAAGACCTTTGACGTTGAATTCATGACTCTTCGGCCCAAGAACTTCGCCTTCTTTGGGTTTATCCATGTGACAAGGAAGGAACAGACCCCCCTGCACCTAAGATGGGGGTCATGGCCAACGAGACGTGGCTCGTAGCACTGCGTCCGTTGGGCAGTCGCCATACCATATCTTATAGGTGAATGCAAGTTTAATTTGCCGTTCACGTTTTTAGCTGGTAATATAGCTTTACAACAATGGAAAAAATGATGGGTATGCGAGAAGACAATAATCTGATACGAATGATCGCTTTTCGTGCTGCCAATTTCTATGCATACCATGGACTATTCATCGAACCTGAATACATAGCCAGCGAGTTGAAAATATGCCACGGAGAGATCTGCCCTCTCCGACTAGCTGATCTGCTCGACGCAGACATTGAAAATCTCATGCACGACATATCCGGAATTCACCGGTATATGGACATCCTCGACGGGAGCTTTTGGGAATGCTGGCATCCGAGATTCGCAAAGTAGACGAAGATACGCGCGGTTCGTGACACCTGTATTCCCACCTCGACCCGCGCGTTGAACCGGGGACCTGACCCGGTTCGGGGCCTTCCTAATGCTCACGATCCGCAGTCGTAAGCCGGGGAGGCCCCACTTCTTACTTGCGCTTCGTGCATTTGTAAAGTATTATAATGTAGCATGTGTGCGATAAATCCCAAACACCAGCATCACTTTACTCTATCTGTCTTTACCTCCATCGATATGACAGAAGAACAATTTTTGGAATTAACAAGGATAAAAGCTATAGAACTAGAAATTAACCTCAATTCTGATTTTCGCCTACGCTGGCACATAAAGGAAAAAGAATGACACTCCCAATAGAAGAAGAAGATACCCTGCATATAATAATCCAACGCAACGGAATTATTCAAGTCATTCGTACACTGGCAATGATCTGCGGCAAGCGGAGTATTGGCATTGAAGAAACTAATAAGCAACTGATGAAGATTGCACAAAAAACTCTGGTAGCCCTAGCCGACTACCTTGACACAATATACGTGAGGTAATCATGAGAATAACATGCCCCGTTTGTCATGGAACATGCTGGATTGTTACACACGACGAGAAGGGCAATATCTTACAACGTGATCCTTGCAGCCATTGCGAAGGTACTGGTGAGATTGAAGCAGAGGTGGAAGAAAATGGTGATAAGCAATAGCACATCTGAAGCCGCTTACGCCGTTCTAAAAAAGCATCTAACTACGCGGCAAATTCGATTAGTGCTGGACGATCTAGCCAAAGTACCAGGAAGCGTATCGTTTCGTGAAACAGTCAGCAAGCTAATATATATTCACTCAATCCAAGCAGGAAAAGGTAAGGAGGAATTATGAAGAAAATTAGGTTTACTGTAGAAGGCCCGATAGGGAAATACGACACAGTTGTAGCCCTACTGGAAAAAGAAGGATGCAAAACCTTTGGCGAAGAACTTGTAGGAACAGGAATAAGGACCAAGCACAAACATTACAAGAAACCGGCCATAGAGTTAGTGTTTGATGCACTAAAGGAAAATAAAGGCATGGCCATGAGGGTTGACACTCTCCATAAAGCTATGGACATGCCCAAGGGAACAATCAGCAGCAGTCTCGACAAATTAAAGAAAACCGGACGCGTGAAGAATGACGGCAACGGGAGATGGGCAGTCAAATGAAAATTGCTATATTCACCGACATACCGGATGAACTTGCAAAGCCTCTGTTACAACATATCAGAGACTTTGACACCGCACACCCAGGAGTGTGTAAATTTCAGATCATAGCAAATGCTCCTAATAAGAGTACAAAAGAAATCGTGCAGGAGTTAGATATCAAACCTCCATTAAAAATACGAATACAGGGTCCATAAAAATCACAGTTGCGCCTCACGGTTTTGTAAAGTATAATTATGCATGGTGGTTGATGGTCAATCACCAAGCAACAGGAGTTTCCTATGTGGTTCCTTATAGCAATCGTGATTTGGCTGGCCTTCATGTACTATTGGGTAGCCTTCTGCCTGACAGTATCATCATGGCTCTTCGCCATTGGTTATGCGATCAGTGGCAAATTTATCAGAGCAAGCATCTACCTCTGTATTGGGTGGGGAATGCTACTTTGGTGGATTAGCGACGATCCAAGAATGGAGACCTCTTTTAATGACTGGCTACAAGGCTCTGCAGTCCTTGTAGGCTTTGTCATGGCCCTTGTCCTTCTTTGGAAATGGTATCGGTACCAGAAGAGACGAGAAAGCATCCCGGATTTCGGAACACTACCAGCGATAACCGGGAATGTGGTGCCTTTCGTCAAGGCAACGCGCGAAGAGCGCGAGCGAGTGATGAAGATCCAAAACTACAAGTGTGCGAACCCGTACTGCAACCAAGACCTGCGCGACAGTGTACCTCATTGGGATCATATCGTTCCGAGGTCTGCGGGAGGCACGGATTCGGTCCATAACATGCAGTGGCTGTGCGACACCTGCAATATGAATAAGGGTGACAGAGACTGGTTGCAATTCCTGTTTGGGTATGCTACTGGTATGGGCATGGACCCAAACAAGAACCAGGAGCCTTGGAAGCGATGGGTTCTTACCAGGGCGAACAATGGGTTGCAGTGTCAGGGATAAGAGTTACCGGCCCTGGGGGGATATCCGCCGCATCCGCGATGGCAACGGGCGGTTCACGTGCAGCAAGGCGAGGTTCCGGCCCTGGGTGTCCGGTCTCCAACATACCGGTGAAACCTCGCAAGCCATCTGGTGGAGTGACCCGCGTCAGCGGCGTCCCCTTGGCCCTCGGTTCCTGGGTATGTGGTTCAGGAGCCGGGGGCCTTGGTTCAAAAGCTGGTTGTAGAAAGAGGAGAGAGACATGAAGAAGAAATGGATTATCGAGGAGATTCATGGAACTTGGTGGGGTTATCTCGAACCCCGGCCTAATGACGAGTGTTTCATCACTCATAGTCGGCCGAATAAACCGGTGATCATAGGTCCCTTTCACTGCCAGGAATATGCCCTGGATATAGCTGCGAAGGCACCGATTGATGTGATGGTCGGCTCGTAAGTACTTCCCGACCCAGGACACCGCGACTTGGCCTCAGGTTCTCTACTCATACGCTACTGTTAGGGGACCTGGGGCTCTTTTTAGAGGGAGAGTGTGATGTCTACGGAAGATGCACTGGAAAAGATTGCTGATGAACTTCATGAGATAGCCTGTAAGCTTGATGAGCATGATTGGTCGCAGCTTATTGTGGCGATAGATGAGTTTAGTAAGGCGTTCAATACGCTGGTGGAGTTTATAGTGAATAAGGATTATAAAGACTAGGACCTGGGGTCTTCTCTCAATATATAGGAGGTAAGGATATACCTCCGTCTTTTCTCTTCTCATCATAAAATCGGTTTTCGGTCTCCGGAGTGTCTGGAGGTTTTTTGAGCGCCGCGGACAATTTGACTGTGATTTGCTGTTGATTCCTGGTGCGGCATGGTGCAGTGCGGTATCTTATTATGCAGTGCAAAAAAAGGCCCGCTTTCGCGGGCCTAGGGGGCAGGGGTGGATGGTGTGGCATTTGCGCCACACCCAAGGGGTGGTATTAGGCTACCTGTATGGCCTTCGGTACCTGCGGGCTGGTCTGTGGCACATTTGCAACAGGGGCCGTCGCCGTGTAGGCGTGGCCGCCAATGGTGCACTGGTCTCCCCACGTAAACAGCCATTTCAGGTGCAGTTGCGTATCGTAGGCACTAAGGCCAAACGGCTTCGCCGCCTCAATACATGCCGCAACCGTAGTCAGCTGCTCACCATTTTCCGTAAGTGGGCCAAGTACCTTAATCCAAAAATCATGGCCAAGGCCACCCGGGCGCCAGCGTGGTGTGTTCACTAGCACGTTAACAATAGCGTGCATGGGGAAGTTTTGGGTAGCACGCCAAGCGCGGAAATGCGTGAGCGGCTGGCCCGTTACGTTTTTGGTATACATAGGAAGCTCCTTTACGGCAGGGCGGAATGCCCTATTGCCATGGTGCCAATCTAGCAAAAAAATTTTAGCTTTACAACATATGATTTTGCATAGCAGATATGTCCTATCCGCATGGCTACAGGATAGTTGGCACGAATTTTGCAAAGGAGGAGGGCGTGGCAAAATGGCCACACTGATACAGAAATGAAACACTAGGTACGCAACACAAGATAATATTACCACAGTGTTACCCAGAAGCAACATGTGGCAAGTTGGCGCAGGATGTTGCAGCAACATCCAAGAATGAATTCTTACTGTTGCAGAAATGATACATACAGGAACGCAAGAATTCTAGCCAGGAAGAGCGAAATCTTAAATTCATTCAGGAGAATGAATTCGTCCACAATAGTAGGGACAGGACAAAGGATATCGTTCCTCAAAATAAAGAATTGACAGAATGAATTCATCCCAAGACAGAAAGATATCATTCACAAGATAAAGAGATATCACCCATCCAAAAAAATAATTATACTCATCACATATTTTGCTTGCAATGAGCTTCTTCTAGATGTAAAGTAAAAATGCTGGCAAATGATCCAGCTACACAACAGGAGTTTCCTATGTTCTACATCCAAAAACTTCAGGATGGTCAGTGGGTCCGGTGGTCCGCGTATCTGCCATACGCGCGAGCATATAAGGACCTGGTCCAGTTCAATGCGACCACGGACGGTACGTATCGGCTCGTGTCTCTTCAGCAGCAGTTCCAGCAGCAGACGTTCAACTAGAGGAGGATAGGGGGACAGAACCAGGAATAGAGAAAGGAGAAATAGGGAAGGGAGGAGAGGTCCTCCTCCTTTTCCCCCACGTCGACTTTTGAAAGAATTCATGCCAAAACACGTCTTTCTAACGACCGAATTCATTCACGCGGTCATGCTCTTAATCCGGGAATCCCAGGCCACTATGTATTGGCCTGCCGGGAATGGATCCCCGCATTTGCGCGGGGAGTTTCGGTGAATGGTTACCGGTTACTCGGTAACTGCGGGCTCGGGCTGCTCGGGGGCCACGAAGACCACCGAGATAAAGCCGCGCTTCAGATCCCAGCGCCTATCGGCCGTGGCCAAGCTCTTGTAGCCCTTGCCGATTTGCGAACCGGAGGAGTACCGAAAGTCCTTGTAAGCAGCAGTGTGCTGCTCCAGGCTCATGCCTTCCGGGCTCCGGTCGTACAGCGCCATGCGCTCGGCGGACTTTGCTCGCTTCGGCTTGGCGTTGTATGTCGCCTCGTTGAAAACGACGCGACAACCAACCGGGAACTCCGCAGGATCGGCGTAGCTATCCGCGCGCGTGCGCGGAGCAGCCTTTTCCGACTTCTGCTCGGTAACCTGCTCCAGGATAACCGGAGTCTGTTCCGCCGTGGCCTGCTCGGGCGCGGGCTTCGGTGGGGACTTACGTGCATGTTTCGCCATAGGAAACTCCTTTGGTTGGCGTGCTGACCGGACACCATGCCCGACCAGCACACGTATAGTACCAAAGTGAGTCTTTTCAAGCAAATTCATTTTGTATGCGTTTTTGCATTCGGGGTATACGGATCTTGCATTCGTTCATGTTTGTCTATGGAATGAATTCATCCCTAGACAGAATGAATTCATCAAAGCGAATGAATTCCGGATACCGGGGGGATGAATTCGTCTATGCTATAGACGCACGGATTCCTTGCCGATAGAGGAGGCGACAAAGAGATGGAGTTAGGGGAGAATGAATTCAGGATACCGGGTGGTTTCCCAGGTATAGATTCATTCGCTCCCTAACATGAATTCATTCAGAAGAATCTTAAGGTGGAGGACCTCGTGGGAGATGGGGAAATAGGTAGAGATTAAGGAGAAAAAATTCGGTAATAGTGGTGAAAATGAGGCTTTTTGGGGATGTACAGCCCTCTTCACTATGCGTGCGCAGGGGCGGCGCCCGCGTCCGAGGTTTTAAAAAAGTCTGTACTCCCTGTACAAACTGTACAACTTTCCCTAGGCGCGGCGTATTAGTGCTTTCATGTTGTACAGTTTCCAACGCTAAATGTACCAGACGTACAGAAAATTTTCGTAAAACCCCAGACCCTCGCCAAATAAAATTTAAGAACCAGAGTAAATTCCTGTACAGACTGTACATCACATAAGCCATCATTTTACCCTCCTTTTATCATTACCGCCAGACCGAATTCTACACACCCCCACCCCGACTTTCCACGATATCCCAGGCAAAACACGTCTTTCTAACGATCCCCCCTTAGTTGATAATTAAGCTTTTCTATTAATTCCTGAATCTCATTCCTATCAAACACAGCAACAACTACGATATCTCTCCTCTCCCTACGCTCAAACTGTAGATAATATCCATCTTCATTAGAATACACAATTAGTTGAACCTCTTCACCATCTAATGTCATTTGCCCACCTCAGCATAACGCCATTACAAAGTATCAAGAAACTCACGAAACAGATCACCATGTTCGGCAAGTAATGCATGAATTTCACCAGACCGTCTAATAGCTCCACTCAGCTCGGCACCAAGATTGACAAGCTCATGTGTCATTGCTAAGTGGGCAGCACGATCAGCATCCATAGCAACTCGAACTCTGGCTGATACATCTCCCATTCGGCGAATGATGGCACGTTGCTCATCATTATATTCCATGATTCATCGCCTCTTCCATAGCACTCTTCATCTGCTCTATCAATTCTCTAGCCTCAGCGTGTGTCATCTGCACCGCTGCCGTCGCCTTATTGAACGCCAGCCAAATATCTTTGGCATCGCATCCAATCTCGATCTGGACATTGTCGTACGATGCAGATTCGCTTTCCTGATCTTTTGCCCACACAGTCATACAATCCTCCTTTTCTTCCGGTTAATTCCAACCTACTTCCCTCAGAGCTTTCAATGCCTCGGAATGCTCTCTCAAGCTCCACTCGCAGTGAGCAATCGTGCCTTCCAAAGAGTTTCTCAATATCTTAGGGCTATCAGGCTCAGCCTTCAATGCCTCATTCCCTTCCTTTATCACCTTTTTCAATTCAGCGATATGATGCTCCATGGCATTTAGAATATACCACGAGTAGCGTTCTGCTGTCTCTAATTTAGTCATGACTAATCCTCCTTTCCTTCCGGTCACGCACGAGCTGACGCAGGTCATCGTCGGTATCATTCCACACAAACTTCTTACCATCACCTCCATTCAGATAGTTGACCAAGGCCATAGCCTCGTATTCACTGGACGTATCCACCAGCGCGACCCACTTGGCACGCATACCCGGTGAACCAGACTCTGGTTCATAATACCCCACAGTATACAGCCAATTCTCACCTTCCTTAGTCTTGCGATAGCAGTGCATCATAGTTGCTCCACTATTTTCCTTATCATACCCCGGTTAGTCCGGACACGGCCCATGTTCGTTTCCTGAACTTGGAAACCCTCGAACTTCCAACCTGGATAGCCATCAGCGACAGCCTCAAGCTTGTATTCGGCACCCTCGCGCGTGGTTTCTACAATATCACAGACCGAACGCAGGCCATTTTCATTTTCCTCGATGATGAGACCGCGCACATACGGAACAATACCGTGGCCGGGGACTTCGCGAGGATCTATCTTTTCAATCAGCAATGTATACATCACCGCTCTCCCGTCCATTCCGTGCTGTAATGCTCATACATATCCATTACAGCATCCTTTTCTGTCTTGAATGGACCAAGCGGGTCGCTATCTGGCAGGCACCCAGGAAAACAGAACCAGTAATACCATCCTGATTCCCGCAAACCATCATACACATATTGATCTTTGCAGTAGAACACCTCCACATCCGGTAGGGCATGTGGGTCGTTTTCCCGGCTTGGGTCGCTGTAGTACTGTGTCATGACACAAACTCCCCATCAAGGGCCGCATCGGTAAACTCCGGAATGTGCTTGGCAATACGATCCTTGATGTTTTCCAATTGCCGCTGCACATCGTTTTCTGGTTCCACGTACAGCTCTGTATCGCAGTATTCTACGATATCGCTGAACTTGAAGCCGCCCAACATAGCATCCAGAGTTTCTAACTCTTCAAACGAAGCTTCTGTAACCCTGAACCCCTCGTGCCTTTCCTCCTCCCCATGCATTAGCACGAAATAGAAGGCGTAGATGTTGGGGCACCGTGTCTCTTCCAGCATTACCTTGGTCATGGCACCGCTCCTTTCATAAGTATTGCCATGCCTTAGTAAAGCATAAATACTTGCGAGGCACAAGCAGGAATACTATTCTTTTATGCGATTCTCTGCTTCTATCTTTCTCTTTGCACGAATCTCACGCAACTTACGAGCGATATCATGCTTACTATTGTAATCAGTTTCCTGACACTTATCACAATAGTAGATATTCTGTGGGCGATAAGGCTCAAATTTCCTACCACATCCACAAACACAGATCCTTGTATCAGGCAGTTTTAGTGGTTCTACCATTCTCCTATCCTTTCTGACCATATATGTGAATCTCTATGATGATATTCTAATGCATTAGGATCATCATTACCACATAAAACACAGAATATCAAGCGCATAAAACCTAACTCCAGTGGGGGGGGCCTTGGGTAGGCTACCCTAGCACTCGTTAAGGGCCTTACAACCCCATCGTAAGCCCGTTAAACCCTATCCTACGCAAAGTTTTGGGTACCGCCGCGCGCTAAACTAGGTTGACTTGATGCATCGGCACAGACATAACTCCCAGCGTACTATCTACCTTGATTCTCTTTCCATGCAGCAGTGCGATTACGATCGCCTGTATATCTGCTACCGGTGTACAGACTCTTACCTTTACCCCAGGCTGATATGGACTGATATGATGTATCTCACGTACTAACAAACGCAAATTCTCTAATCGTCTCAACTCATGTATTACCCTATCTGGTATCGTACTTATCAACCCATTTCCCTTCAATTTTATGAATCTGGCTCTAACCGGTAATGTAGTCATCATATGAATACACTGTCCGTCTACGTCGATTTTCGCAAATATATACCCAGGATAGACAGGACGAATTACAACTACAGGTTGTCGCCTCCCATGTGGTCGCGTAATCTTTTCGAAACATGGAAAATAGGTTTCCACGTCTGGAACGTGCTCTTGCACATGATAAATATATCGTGTTTGCAGTTGAGGATTCAACCGTAACAATGTCCAACTATCCATCTTTATCTTCCTTATCTGGATTTAACCACTTCTGTAGCATCTCATCATCGAATTGATCAAATCCTATAGAATGTGAATAGCGAAACCAATCCCTTACTCCAGGACCTTGTTTATGCTCCATACACTTATTCCCTATAAATTCAGTCATAATCTTTTCTTCCACAGTCCCACGCTGCAATCGTACAGCGGTAAGCAGTCTCTTATGCTTGAAATATATTCTCTTCTCATCTTCTCTCATCCTTACATATTCCCCCTGCTTACCATCCATAAATTCTTGTCCCCAAGCTCTTACTCCGGTGTTAATATGAACAGAAAGCCATTCTTCCATTATTCTTAATTCCTTAGCATCAGTCTTAAATACTTCAGGAGGGTTAACACGAATAGCGTTTTCTAAATTACTCTTAAGTATATGATCCCATTCTTTCTGTGTAAACATATCAGGAAAGGAACTTGATACTTCTAAACATTTAGCACGAAATATCTTAACTGATAATAATTCATTAGCTGAACAAACAATTCGTTCTTCTCCTACAAAGAAAATCTGTGGCCTAGTATCCACGATCGTTATTGCTAAATCACGGAAATTTACTCCGTTAGACGCCCCCACACCAAACTTCTGACTTCTACAAGCCTTCGCATAACAATGACTACAAATAGGTTCATCAGAACAAGTATAATCATATCGCTTTCCCTTATGTTTCAAACTCTTTATCATTTCATCCAGCTTTGTCTTATCTCCTGCTGGTCTCAATACATTATAATTCACCCATGTTAGTGCAATATCCCAATTATCGGAATACTTCCACATAAAAAATGATGCAACATTGAGAAGAAAATTATGTTGATAATTACTACAATGATCTCGAGCTATGATCCATAGACACATAGGACCATCACAGAACACTCGTTCTATTGTAGCTGTATAAGACTCTTCCATCGGAGGCTCTGGCCATACCCCGGCAGGATACTTCTTTCCATTAGCTTTCCCGTTTGCCCTTGCCTTCATTTCTACAACAAATAAATCAGCAAATTGTTGTTTCGTAATTCTCTTCTGCATGGCAAATACAATAGATTCATCCAATGCCATTGGATTACCAGATTCATTCATGCAACATTGTTCCGCAAACTGCTCATCCCCGGTAGGACCATACGGCAAATAAATCCAATTTGGGTATTCTAACTTCCCATCTTTCTTTCCTACTTTTATCTGTTTAGGAAAAATTTCACATCCTCCGTAGCCGAGTTGCGCGGCTATCTGCTGTATCCTTTTTTGAGCTAATTCGGCTGGGACAGGTTCTGAGAAAAATATAGTGACCCGTAAACCACCTGACTTGGTGCGATACACAACTAAAGGAAATCCACTCTGTGTTATCTTATCCATTTCCTCCGAGTATTCAAAATCATAATTCCCACTGCTGGATTTATCTACATCCAGGCATGTAAACCAAACAGTTCCATCATCTAATATAGGACTTAATCCTAGAAATCGTTGGCCAGATAGATGTGCTCGCCATTCTATTTCCGTTGCTGTTGTAAATTCATAATGAGGATGTGCCGGTTCCCACTTATTTTTATCCTCATCTCTTATAGATCCTGTAACATTAGCTGCACCATGAAATCTTTCATTCCCTTTGAACAAAACCATTAGCTTTTGAATTATTTCCGCTTGCTTTTCGGTATTATATGTGGTAAAACTATTGTTAGATGACATGTCCCGTCCTCCGGGCCTTGTTTTCTGTGTGATGTGGCAATCACACTGTTACTTCCGTCTCATTTTGTACCCTCCCTTGGCTCCGCTTCTTAACGAGGCGGAGCTTCTTTTTCCCTAATGAGAGAAAGAATTACAACCTATACTTGTGTGTCAAAAATATGGCAGAAATGCAACGGGCTTGTAATGTAAACCTTAAACCCCAATGATTACAACCCCCTAATTATGTCCCGGCTTGTCACCCGGGACCGGAGCCACCTCCATTCTGCGCCTCGGTGGTCGGCGCACGCTTCACTAAACGTCAGTAAAGCGTATGGTGGAATGACCAGCCGCAACGCGAGCAGTGCATGGCCATGCATCCACTATCCGGTCCGCCATAGCTGTTATCCACTAATTCATGACCGCTCCACTCGCAGTGCAGTGCTGTGAAAATTGACTGCACGACACTGGTCTGATGATACAACCACCACCGAAACTTGCCCCACTTCTTAGCGCGGGCAATGAACTGCTCAGCCTTCGCCATACCAGCATCGGTTGGATGGCCATCCTCATCAAACTCTTGACACAGATGATAGGTGTCGGAGTGTTGAACCATAAACTGCTCGAACGCTGTGCCACCGGCATAGCCCTCGTCAATATTCGCACGGTATACATCGCGCGCCGTGCGCAACATCGTTAACATTTTCATGGCTTGCTCCTTTCAATTAGCTGCCGTAATTAGTAAAGCATAATTATTAGTGATGTGCAAGCGGGATTATTTGCGTCGTGCCAGCTTCCTTATCTTCTTCTTTAAAATCTTTACATCTTTTGGGCAGGAAGGAATTCCCACGCTGATCCTTGCTTCATACTCCCAGTCATATTTCCGTGCAGCCGCTTTCCACTTCTTTACTTTTCGTTTAATCCTTGCCATCGGTCTTCGAATGATCCTTCTATAAGAGTAGGAGCGGGCCTGTCAGCGGCATGGGGGGCCTCAACAGGCTCCGCTCCCCCCTCCGTTGACCGGGGCGATAACTCTGATGGCCAACGAAGCTCATATTTTGGTTTACCAGAATGACCAGGATACCAGCATGTCCGTCCGTCTATCTGTCGCCAACTCCAATATTCGCGTGTATTGTGAGGCTTTTGTGGCTCACACTCTATTATGCCAGGAGGAGGCATGTCAGCGGCGAGCGTCGGCAATTCGTTGCTCCAACTCATCATACCAAGTTTGAATTTCCTTTTTAACTTCTGGCGTAAGTCGATGCTCATGCGCATCTACAAGAATCTGTATGATAATACGCACACCATTGAGCAAAAGCTCCGCACCGCTCATTTCCTGCCTCCTATTTGTAGGGGATAATGTTGATTTTATCTGCTTTAAGACGCTCACGTAGTTCATTAAAGTCATCCTCATAGTGTTCACGTATGCGGTTCGCACCAACACCAGAAATGATTTCGCTACCGCAGCTAGGGCATCTCCATATATCACCTGCCCAAATCTTATATGGTCTCCACCCATGATCCCCACCTTGCATACATTCGGTGAAATAAACACCGTTGCAATGTGGTCGGAAAAAGACGTTGCAGTTCAAGCAAATTGGCTTCATTTCTTATCTCTTGCCTCTAGAGCTTCAGCGATAAGGGTCGCCATCATTTCCCCCATAGTCTTATGGCAGAACTCAGCCTCTAATGCTAACTGCCCAATAGTGTCTCGATCTAACGGTATTTCTACCTCCCGTTCCCTGTACCGCAAGCATATGGAGACTGTCCTGTTCCTCATATTCCCATTATTGTTCATCTGGTTTGCTCCTCCGACATCGCAGCGTGGTAGTCCTGGAATCTTGGGACGCCTTAGACTGATACCGTGCTTTGAGCATGTAACCTGAAGAGATCCAAGAGTTACTCCGATAGTTTCTGCTATTTCCTCCCTAGATATACCCCGCTCAACCAGATTTTTAATCTGATTAAGCCTCTCTGGCGTGAACTTCATTGACCGTCCATTTGTAGTTTCGAGTTCTGCTCCCATTACGCACTCCTTTAGTCCATTCTACACACTTCAAAGTACCTGTCCTTGTGTATGATCGCAACGACAGCATGGTCATAAAACACGATCAGTTCGTTGCGAAACTGGCATTGAGCTAATGGTTTCAATAGCGGGTCACCTGGATATGCGAGCGCGTTGTTGCGCATCAATATAAATTTCTCCATAGGCCTCCAACCTCCACCATGAGCGTAGCGCTCATTGAACTG